GTGTGAACGCGGCCTTGTACGCTGGAGAGAAGAGACCGGCAACTTCAAGTTGCGTGGATATGTGCCTAATAACTGCGGATGCTGCTGCAAACGCAGACAGTCTGCAAACTACCTGATTGACTTCGGTGCAAACATTGCTGTCCCGGAAGGCGAGACGGTAGGACCGATTTCCCTGGCTATTACGATCGATGGCGCTACTATCCCGGCAAGCACCATGGAAGTGACGCCGGCCGCGGTAGACGAATACTTTAACGTATCCCGCGCTATTAATGCACAAATTTGGAAAGACTGCTGCGAGACGGTATCGGTACGCAACACCAGCGATATTCCCATCAATGTAGTCAATGCCAATATCATTATCAGCCGCCCTGACCTGGCGGTAACACGCTGAAGGGAGGAGGCGGAGAACATGGACAAAGAAAAGATTAAACAGGTCGTAGAAGAAGGCCTAGAACACATGACTGCGGAGCTGAAACAGCTGAACAGCAAGCAGCGCTGGTCTGCCTCCGATACGGAATATTTCGGTAAGCTGCTGGAACCCATGGAAAAGGCCGTCTGCGTTAAGCAGATGCTGGAAGAAGGCGAAGGCTATTCTGGCCGCCGTGGTTATTCCCGCGGGTATGCAGGTGACGGTTATTCCCAGCGTAACTATTCCGGGTATGGTAACTCCGGTCGTGGATATTCCCACGATGACGGATACTCTGAACAGATGCGGGCGGCCAACGGCCAGTACCGCAGCGGGGACGAATACTCCGGACACAGCATTGAGGACCGCATGATCGCCAACCTGGAAGAGATGGCTGGACGTGCCGGCAACAACCAGTACGAACAGCAGAAAATCCAGCAGGGCCTTGACGCGCTGCGTCGTATTTTTAACTAACGGCGAGGGAGAAGGGCGCCTGCTCTTCTCCCTTTTTTTGATATTTTCCGGAGGAAGTATAGAATTCTTGACTTACTGTTGAATCAAGTATTCCATACTTTTTCCGGAGAAAAATCAAGGAAAGGGGAAAAAGATGGTAACTACAGATGTGAATACCGTAACGTACAACGGTAACGGCAGCAGGACCGCTTTTCCGTTTACGTTTAAAATACAAGATGCCAGCGAGATAAACCTGCAGCTGGTGTATACTGACGGCACAGTGACCGATATCACCAGTGATTTTTATGTAGACACGGTAAACAGTACCGTGCATTATCCTGGCTATGCTCCGGGATCCGAACCGGCAGAAGCGGACCAGCCTGCACCGGTACAGACAGGCCAGAAGCTGACGATCTGGCGGGACGTGCCCATGACGCAGGAGGCGGACCTGGGGGATAAGTGGCCGTTTGAAGAGATTGAAAACGGATTGGATAAGCTGACTATGATTTGTCAGCAGATTTATTCTTATACAAACCGAAAGCTGGATGCGGCGCTTAACGAAATGTTCCAGTTGGCGGGAATCGTGACGGACAGTGGCAAGCTGCAGCATATTACGGATCAGTACAATGCGATAGATGCCAATGCAGCGGCTGCAGCAGAGAGCGAAGAAAACGCGGCGGCAAGTGCGACGGCGGCAGCAAATTCAAAAGCATCTGCACAATCTTCTGCGACTAATGCGGCCAACAGTGCATCTTCCGCTTCTGTTACTGCACAGCAATTAATAGAATATTTGGCAACTAAAGAAGAAATTACCGCTCCTGCGGTTGACCCCACGCTGACCATAAGCGGTGCAGCAGCAGATGCAAAGGTGACAGGAGACGTAACAAGAAAAATCAAAAATAGCATTGAAGATGTCGAACCATATAATGTTGTTACGGCTGATATGTCATGGGATATAGGTTTTATCAACACGGCAAATGGAAATTCACAAAGCGGTACTGTATCTATCAGAAGCAATGCATCATTTTATCCTGTTGGCACAATTATTGATATAGGCGCCGGCTATCAAGTGCAGGTGTATAAATATAACAAAACTTATTCTTATCCTGTCGAAAAAGCGTATTCCGTTGCGACTCCTTTCATGCTTGCTGAAACTGCAAAATACAGATTCTGCATCAAAAAAGATGATGGGTCTACAGTAACAGACGAAGAAGTAAACACGATGGTTTCTGCTTTAAGTGTTACTTTGCCACGCTACAGATGGGAGATAGAAGATAACGCAATGTTTTCCTTTCTCCCTGTGGAATATGATGTAAATTATTTATCATTTAGTGGCATATATAATGGCACGGGCAACATCAACACAGGCTCATACTATTTATTCGGTACAAAACCGTTGCCGAAATGGGTCAGCAGAGTATCTGCACCAACGGACTATGAATTAGAGGTTTTCGGTTATAACAACGGGTCTTATATTGGCGTATGGGATGGTGTTAAATTTAGAAAAACAAGCACAATGTTTTATGCTTCGGATGTTGACATCACACCTGCGATGCAACAATACGACTTATATATTCAGATTCATAAAAAAGAAGATACTGTTTTTGACAGCAAAATTCTGCACGGGATTATGATGGAAACTGCATATAAGTCATTACTCCCTGTCGAAAAAACAGTGACGGCAACAGTGCTTGGCTACGATATGAATAAAACTTTCGGTGTTGGTTCTGCGTATGCAACACTGATGAAGCAGACTATCGACACATGGATGGAAGCATATCAAGGTGATGCCAAAAAAATTCCGTTTATTGTATGCACAGACCAACACGGCAGACTCACGCTTGCGAGAAAAAAGATTTTCGATTTGTTGTCTTATCTTGTTAATTGGGACGAGGTGAGTGCATTTCTTCAGTTGGGTGATACCATTACAGACCATTGGGAAGATAACAACGAATTTACGAATCCCATTTTAAAAAATACCGAGTTAGAAACTGCATTAAAATGTTTAAGCGGTATTCCTGCCGATAAACAATTAACAATGTGGGGTAACCATGACACATGGTATAATGGTGCCTTACCTACAGAGGTAAGTGGTGTGCTACCATCTTATGCCACGTTAAACCCGTATTTTAAAGAAAGTGGTCTGCGAACAGTAAGATTGCCTGATAATAGTAATCTAAAGGTCGTTTATGATGACTATTACAAGGTTAAGTATGTATGCGTAGCGGATTGGGATTATGCAGACAAAAACAATGGGGGACCGAAAGGAAAAGAATGGTATTGGGTAAGCAAAGCACACTGGGAGTGGATAATCGCAGAGCTGACCAAAAATGATGGTTATGATGTAGTGATTGTATCGCATGTTCCATTGGTTATGGGTACAGAGAGAGCAATAAATCCTATAACACAGGAACCTATACCAGCCGCCGCTACGCCTATTCGATTTATACATTATACTAGCCTGTTCGATAAAATATGGTATGACCGTAAAATGAAACTTGCGGGGTCTATCAATGTTAATGGTGATGTTGTTAATTATGACTTCACGCAATGCGAGTCCCCATGCTACTGTGCGTTAGCTGGGCATACACACTATAATGGTGTTGATCGTGTATATGCAGCAGATGGATTGTTGCAGGTGGCGTTCAACTGGTTCAACAATGATACACTGCACTTTGGTATCATTGACAGAGCCAATCAAAAGGTTAAAGTGTGGCAGTTAAGTGGTGGAACAACTTCTTATGTGGCTGATTGGGAAACGGATTTTTGAATAAGGATACGTAATGAACAACTACTTTTCTTTGCACACAGTAAAAACAGTGTTTGACCATTTGCCGGAAAAGCTGGCGGCCAGCGCAGGCATAACAGGCATATTGTCTGCGCTGGGCATCCACGCACAGCTGGTGCTTATCTTTATTATGTTAGAATTGCTGGACATCATAACGGCCCTGATTGCTGCCAGCGCCAAATGTTGGCACGCTATCTACCCGCAGACGCCAGGGACATTATGGGATTTTTGGGCATTCCGTAAGCAGGCCCGGAAGTGGCGCTTTATAAAGTCAGACATCATGCGTAAGAAGAGCGCCAGCAAGATAGGCACATACGGGATATTGCTCGCTGTATGTGCGTTGTGCGATGTGGCCATGCAACTGGCCGGATCGCCGCGTTTTCTATTAAGTATATTTACGTGCATACTCTGCCTAACGGAAACCATCAGCGTATGCGAAAACCTTGACGCTGCCGGCTACGACGCCGTGCATCAGCTGCTGGAAGTGGTCAAGGCACGGAAGGACAAAATCAAATGAGCTTTCTAAAAGAATTACAAATTGATAAAACAAAAAAGCGGGCCTACCTGCTGGATCCGGATTACCATGTATTTGCAGAGTTGCCGATATCTACGGATTACTACGAAGGCACGAACAGCGCCGGACTGGCCCGCGGTAATGCAGCGGATGGTGTGTACCGGGAAACGTGCTGGTGCGATATCGACTACCCGGATCAGGACAACATGTCCGCAGCGTACGGATGGGCCTACCTCAACATTGACGGCCGGGGGCGTGCGCTCCATGGCGGTGGATCAAACCTGGGATGGGATGGGGCTATGGCGCCGTTTCAGGAGTTGCTGCCTACGCTGGGATGCTTTCGGATGTACAATGCGGATGTATGGTGGCTATGCCAGCATTGGCAGCGCAGTGTGGCCGCCGGGATGGAACCGTGCATCCATGTAGTAAGTTAGGAGGGAGGACAATGTACGATGACCTTTTTGACTTTAGACCTAACAACAAAGAAATGGCTGCTCTTATTCTTATCGTGTTTATTATCCTGGTGGCTGTTTTCAGCGCAGGCTACATGCTCGGCATCAGCAGCGCCGGGCCGGACGTACACGATAACGGAGGAGGAGCTGCAGGCGCTGGACAGCAGATTGAGCAGGCTGGCACAGATATCCAGCACGCAGCGGAAGGAATCAGCCAGGCTGCAGGAACAGCTGGCGCAGTCAGCGGAACAATTAAAGATGCTGCAGGCACAGCTCAATACATCCACAGCACAGCTGGAGACAGCGCAGGCATCATTAGCGAGTGCCAATCAATTCTTGAAGGAATCCGCCGCAGAGGAGCGCAGGACCAGGCTGCGCATTAAAGCCCAGCGGAATACATGGATTGCCATTGCGTCGTGTTTGGTGATTGCGCTGGCGGTAAAGTAATCGTCAAAAAATCGTCAAAAATTGTTTGCGGGTTATTGAATTTGACTGCGCGAGAAAACACTGTGAACGTTGGTAAATACTGCGTTATGCACATCTCTGAATGTTCATGCACAAGGCTTTAGAATTATAACACGAAATTCTAACAGGGCGCGCCAGCCGCATGGTTGGCGCATTCTTTTTTTAATCGTCAAAAATCCGTCAAAAATTCTGGGCAAAAATTTTTTCGATGCTGTCGGCTGCAGCTGCCCGCATATCATCACTATAGTGAATGTAGGTGTTGATTACTGTTTTTACATTGTCACCAAGCAAGGCTGCCACGGTCCGGATATCCATTCCCTTTGCCAGCAGATTGGTGGCGTAGGTGTGACGCAGGCAATGAGGTGACAGGTTACTGTCCAGCTGTTTTATTGATTCCCTGACAAGGCGGTAGGTGCCTGCCGGGCGTGGGAACAGCCTCCGGGCGATATCCATGGGCTGGGTGTTGTGGTACCGGTGGAGCATAACCAGCAATGCCTGGGGGATGGGGATCGTGCGGTAACTGTTTTTGGTTTTCAGTGGCACCGGCTTCCGGTACATATACATGGGATGCGGGACCTGCTTGTTTACCGCCATAGTTTTTTCGGTGAAATTAATATCCTGCCAGGTCAATGCCAGGCATTCGGAACGGCGCAGGCCGGTGTAGTAACATACGGCCGTGGCAATGTATGCGTCAGGCCGGGAACATAATTTCAGCAGGTCCTGGAATTGCGTCTCCGATATTGTGAGGCGCTCTTTTTTCTCGCGGGCCTTTTCGGTTTCAATTCCCTGCATGGGGCTGGCGGCGATCAGGCCGTATGGCTTGACGGCTGCCCGGAATAGAGCATTTAGTTTTGCTTGGTACTGTTTCTGCGTTTGTGGCTTCATGCTCCAGGCGCTGACAGCTTTCTGCAGATCTAGGAAGGTGATGGTGCGGACCGGCTTGTCCGCCAGATCTGACAGCGCCTTAACAGCATATTTGTAATTGCGCCTTGTGTTTTCGGTTACGGATTTTTTTGCGGCGATGTACAAATTGCAGAAGTCCTTCAGTGATATATCGGCCATGCCCTGCTCAACAGGCTGTGGCCGGTTTTTTATTTGCCGGATCAGGTCCTGCTCATACTCTTTGGCGGCCTTCTTTGTGGGGAAGCCCTGCTTTGACTTCTGATGCCATTTGCCGGAAGTGTCCTTATATGAAATTATGATCTGCCAGCCGGAATCCTTCTGGCGGTAGGTGGTAGTGTGTGTCATGGTTAGCTCCTTGTGCTGACTTTAAGTGTAAGTCAGCGTTAGAATTACAATTAAAAATAATGTAATTACATTAAAAATAATTACGATAAACCGAATTGCAAATTCCCTTATTTTTGCAATT